ATGGTGCGGGCGACAGCGGGATCGATCACCGCGCCATCTGCCAGCCCCCGGGGTCATCATCTCATGCCAGGAACAACACAGGGCGCGTCGGCAAAGGCGGGCACCAGACGCCCGCGTCCGAGCGACGCGCAGACGACCACCGATGAGGTCGGCCCGATCAGCACACACTGGCGGACCTATTTTCTCGAAGCGCTGGCCGCGACCTCCAATGTCGCCGCCTCGGCAAGGGCAGCGGGCGTCTCCCCCAGCCGCGCCTACAACGCCCGGCGCGACCACGCCGAGTTCGCCGAGGCGTGGCGTGGCGCGCTACACGAAGGATACGAGCACCTGGAGATGGAGGCACTCGCTTACCTGCGCGGGCACGATCCGGAGCGCAAGCTGGACATTGCCAGCGCGATCCGCCTGCTCGCCGCGCATCGCGAGGCGGTCGCCAGCGAGCGGGCGAAGCGCCACGGTCAGGACGAGGCGGAGGTGTTCGCCTCGCTCGAACGCAAGCTCGCCACGATCCGCGATCGCCTCGCGAAGGATGCTCCTGGATCACAGACCGATGGCGGCAATGAGCGCTGAATGGCTGGGCGACCTGCTCAAGCTGGCACCCGAGGCGCGGCTGGACTGGTACGCCTCGCTCACCGAAGAAGAGGCGCACGCGATCGCACGCTACTGGCCGCTCTGGGCGCGGGCCGAACAGATGCCGCCGAAAAGCGACTGGCACACGTGGCTGATCTGCGCCGGACGCGGCTTCGGCAAGACGCGCGCCGGGGCCGAATGGGTGCGGATGATCGCGCGCACCGATCCCCATGCGCGGATCGCGCTGGTCGGCGCTTCGCTGGCCGAGGTGCGCAGCATCATGATCGAGGGCGAGAGCGGTATCCTCGCGGTGTCCTCGCCCGAATACGCCCCGCTGTGGGAGCCCAGCCTGCGGCGGCTTTCATGGGCGAGCGGCGCGCGGGGCTATTGCTACTCCGCCGCCGAGCCGGAAAGCCTGCGCGGGCCGCAGCACAGCCACGCCTGGTGCGACGAAATTGCCAAGTGGGACAATGCAGGCGAGCGCGCCTCGTCGGCGTGGGACAATCTGCAGATGGGCCTGCGCCTCGGCGAGCACCCGCGCGCGCTCGCCACCACCACGCCGCGCGCCGTGCCGCTGGTCCGGCGGCTGCTGAACGACGAGGAGGCTGAAGATGTCGCGGTGACGCGCGGGACAACGTGGGACAACAAGGGAAACCTCCCCACGCGCTTCGTCAACCGGATGCGCCAACAGTTCGCCCGCACCACGCTGGGGCGGCAGGAACTGGACGGCGAACTGCTGACCGACATCGAAGGCGCGCTATGGACCCGCGCCACGCTGGAGGAGTGCCGCCAATCTCCCCCTCCCCTTCAGGGGAGGGGGTCGGGGGGTGGGGAAGCGACCAAGACCAACGGGTTCACCCGCATCGTCATCGGCGTCGATCCACCCGCCAGCGCACACGGAGATGCCTGTGGGATCGTGGTCTGCGGCTCGGATGAGGAAGGCCTCGCAACCGTCCTCGCAGATGAAAGCGTGGAGCGCGCCTCGCCCGAGAAATGGGCGCGAGCGGTCGCGCGGGCCGCCGAGAAGTGGGAGGCCGACCGCGTGGTCGCCGAAGCCAACCAGGGCGGCGCAATGGTCGAAAGCGTGCTGCGCGCGGCGGACGTGTCGCTGCCAGTCAAGCTGGTCCACGCCAGCCGCGGCAAGGTCGCCCGCGCCGAACCGGTCGCCGCGCTCTACGAGGCAGGGCGCGTGCGCCACGCAGAATTGTTCGCGAAGCTGGAGGACCAGCTATGCGGGCTGATCGTGGGCGGCGCCTACGAAGGCCCGGGCCGCTCCCCCGACCGCGCCGACGCGCTGGTCTGGGCGCTGACCGAGCTGATGCTGGGCCGGAGCGGGAGGCCGCGGGTGCGGGGGTTTTAACTAGGAGAAGAAAATGTGCGATTTAAAAAAACCGACAGTTTCGAAGGTGGATCAGCTCATTGCTGAGCTGACCCAACTGAATTCAGCACTCGTGATTGTACTCAAAGAGCGGAAAGCGTTGCCTGAAAGCCAATGCCCGGAGCCTGCGGAGATGACCCTTTCATAGTCGCGGGCATGCGACCGGTGTCGCCAGTAAGTTCGATCGAGCCTTCAGGGACGCCAAACACTGACCCCATTCCTGGCACTTGGGAGTGAGTTCCAATTTCTACATTAGCGGTGAACGCGTCCCCGTCTTCTTGAAAAGTCCCACGGTAATACATCATCGAGTCGCCGCCCTCGATGCGCCCGTCACGGATGACTGCCACACCATAGCCTTCACCTAGGGGCGTCTGAAACGCGACCTTATACAGACCATTCTCCAAAGCCACTTTGTTTCTCCTTTGTTCGACAGCCCAGAAGTGGGCCGACATTCTCTAATTTCAAGCCTACGGGGAACTACCCATGTCCTTCCTCAATACCATCACCTCCGCCTTCAAGGGCGGGGGGAGCGCCCGTGTGCCTATTGCGCGCGGGTTTGCTTCGCCCTGGGCTTCGGCTTTCGAGATGCGCGGGCAATCCGCTCCGCCGTTCGACTATTCCACCAGCCTGCAGGCCGGATACGCCTCCAACCCCGTCGCCCAGCGTGCGGTGCGGATCGTGGCCGAGGGGGTGGGGGCCGCGCCCGTCTCGACCCCGGAAACGGAGGATGCGGACGAACTGCTCGCGCTCGTCACCGCACCCAGCGCGGGCCAGTCGCTGGTCGAGACCATCGCCGCGCACCTGCTGCTCCACGGCAATGCCTTCGTGCAGGTGCTCAAGGACGGCAGCGGCAGGCCGGTCGAGCTCTTCGCGCTGCGGCCCGAGCGGGTGACGATCCGCCCCGGCCCGATCGGCTGGCCCGAGGGCTTTGCCTATCACCTCGGCGCGCAGACGCATGTGATCCCGCTGGAGGATGAGGATGGCTGGCCCGAGCTGATCCATCTCAAATGCCTCAACCCCGGCGACGATCACTATGGCGCGGGGGCTTTGAGCGCCGCCGCGCAGGGAATCGCGATCCACAACGCGGCGAGCCAATGGAACCATGCCCTGCTGGAGAATGCGGCGCGGCCCTCCGGCGCGCTGGTTTACCAGCCGGGCGACGGACAGGGGCTCACCGCAGACCAGTTCGAGCGGTTGAAAGCCGAACTCGCCAGCGCATTTCAGGGCAACGGCAATGCCGGACGGCCGATGCTGCTCGAAGGGGGCTTGAGCTGGCAGAGCATGGCGCTCTCGCCCGCCGACATGGACTTCGCAACGCTGAAGGCGGCGGCGGCGCGCGACATTGCGCTCGCCTTCGGGGTGCCGCCGATGCTGCTCGGCCTGCCGGGCGACAACACCTATTCGAACTACCGGGAGGCCAACCGCGCTTTGTGGCGGCTGACCCTGCTTCCGCTGGCAGACAAGATCTTCGGCGGGATCGCGGCGGGCCTCTCGCCATGGTTCGCAGATGCGCGGCTTGTGGTCGACCTCGACCGGGTGCCCGCGCTCTCCGAAGACCGCGAACGACTGTGGCAGCAGGTCAGCGGTGCGGACTTCCTGACCGACGAGGAACGCCGGGCAATGCTCGGCCTCGCTCCGCTGGAGAATGCCCGATGACCACCGAAGACATGCTTACCGCGCTGCTCTCGCAGGCGCGGGCTGAAGGGGCCGAGCTGGTCACCCTGCGCGCGATTGCGGAGGAAGCGGGCGAGCTGGGCGCGGCCCGCGCGCTGGCCCGGATCGGCCTGTCGGACGAGGCGGCCTCGGGCGATATCGACGAGCTGCGCGAGCTGCTGCAGGCCTGGCGCGATGCCAAGGCGAGCGCATGGAAGGCGGCGGTCGAATGGCTGGTGCGCGGGATCTTCGCCGCGCTGCTGGTCGGCATCGCGGTGCGCCTCGGCGTCACGGAGCTGGTGCGATGAGCATCGCCGGAGCCTTGCGCGTGGCAGGCTATGCCGCGCTGTTCCACGTGCCCGACGCCGCGCAAGATATCATCCGCCCCGGTGCCTTTTCCGCCACTCTGGCGCAGCGCCACGATCCGCTGCCACTGCTGTGGCAGCACGACCCGCGCCAGCGGATCGGCTGGGTCGAACGGATAGCGGAGGATGCGCGCGGCCTGCGCGTGGTTGCCGCGATCGACCGGCCCGCCAGCCGCGCCGCCCGGCTGCTCGCTGCGCGCGCGGTCTCGGGCCTCAGCTTCGGCTTTCGCGCGCGGCAGGCCAACACGACCCCGCAGGGGCGCGAACTGATCGCGCTCGACCTGATAGAGATCAGCCTCGTCACCCACCCGCTCCAGCATGGTGCGCGGGTGCATCTGATCGCCTGAGGCCGCTCCTTTTCTTCGAAATTTTGCCTCTCCCGACCCGCCCACCAGCGGACCCTTCGTCATGCCTGCCGAGAAAGAGAATGCCATTATGGACATGCCCCTTCCCACCACCACTACGCCCGCTGCTCCCACCAGCGCCGACACCACCGCGATCGACGCCAGCTTCGATGTCGTCGCGCGGCAGGACCGGGTGGAGCAGCAGGTCGAGGGCCTGCGCACCGAGGTCGACGAGGTGAAGCTGCGGGTCGATCGCATTGGCCGCGCGGCTCAGCGCCCCGCGCTTGCCTCCACCATCGCTGCCGAAACCGAAGTCAAAGGCTTCGTCGACGGCTATCTGCGGCGCGGCAATACGCACGAGATCAAGTCGATCTCCGGCACCAGCCCGAGCGAGGGCGGCTATGCCGTGCCGCGCCAGATCGACGCAATGATCGCCCGTGAGCTGACCGAGATCAGCCCGATCCGAGCGCTCGCGCAGGTCGTCCAGACCGGCAGCGCGGGCTATCGCAAGCTGGTCGCCACCGGCGGCACCGCCAGCGGCTGGGCGGGCGAAATCGCCGAACGGCCCGAGACCGACACCCCCTCCTTTGCCGAAATCGCCCCGCCGAGCGGCGATCTCTACGCCAATCCGGCGGCAAGCCAGGCAATGCTCGATGATGCGGGCTTCGATCTGGAAACCTGGCTGGCGAGCGAGATCGCGATGGAGTTCGCCCGCGCCGAAGGTGCCGCCTTCGTCAACGGCACCGGCACCAACCAGCCGCGCGGCTTCCTCATGGCGCCGACCAGCACGCTGGGCGATGCGGCGCGCGCCTTCGGCAGCGTGCAATATGTCGGCACTGGCGATGCGACCGGCTTCGGCACCGATCCGGAAGAAAAGCTGATCGACCTGGTTCACACGATGAAGGCGGGCCACCGCCAGGGCGCGAGCTTCGTGATGAACTCGACCACGCTGGCCCAGGTGCGCAAGCTCAAGACCAGCGATGGCGCATTCCTGTGGCAACCCGGCCTGATCGAGGGGCAGCCGGACCGTCTGCTGGGCTATCCGGTGGTCGAGGCGGAGGACATGCCGGACATTGCCGGCGGCGCGTACCCGATCGCGTTCGGCAATTTCCGCCACGGCTATCTGATCGCCGAACGCAGCGCGACGCAGGTGCTGCGCGATCCCTTCACCAACAAGCCCTTCGTCCACTTCTACGCGACCAAGCGGATCGGCGGACAGGTGCTCGATAGCGCAGCGATCAAGCTGCTGCGCATCGAGGAGTAGCCTGATGGTCCCCTCAGTCGCCGGACGCGGGGCCATCCGGCTGGCGCGATGGGTGACGAGGGTCTGACAGGGGGAGGGCGCGGACGATGTTCGCGCCCTCCAGCCTCGCGCGCTTTTGCGCGCAGAGGCGCCTCCGCGCCCGCGTCGGCTCCCCCCTTCCCCTGGGCGACGCGGGCGCACCCTTTTTCGACGATAATTTCAGGAGACCGCCATGATACGCACATTATTGGCGACCGGCGATCTCGCACCCGCGCTTGCCGAGCTGAAGCATTGGCTCGGCATCACCCGCACCGCCGACGATGCGCAGCTGATCGGTCTTGTCGGGGCCGCAATGGAGGCGTGCGAGCGCTTTACCGGGCTAACCCCGATCGCCTCGACGATCGAGGAGACCTGCGAGGCGAGCCACGAATGGACGCGGCTGGTCAGCCGTCCCATCGCTCGCGTCGTAGGCGTGGAGCAGATCGCCAGCGACGGCACCCGCATTGCTGTGAGCGCGCAGGATTACGACCTGCACCTCTCGGGTGACGGATCGGCACAATTGCGGCTGCGCACAGGCCCTTTTCTCAGCCGCTTGGTGGTCACGCTGGAGGCGGGCCTTGCGCGCGACTGGGCGGGCACGCCCGACGGCCTGCGCCACGGCATCCTGCGCTTTGCCGCTTTCCTCCACCGTGAGGGCGAGGCTGCGCAGGGCGAACCGCCCGCCGCGATCGGGGCGCTGTGGCGGCCCTGGCGCGTGCTGAGGCTGGCGTGACGCGCGGGATGATCCGGGTGCGGATTCCGGCTCTCGACCGGCTCGCCCATGCGCTGGAGCGACGTGCGCTCAAGCGCCTCGAAACCCGCGCACGGGCACGGATGCGCAGGATTGGCGAGGATCCGTGGCGCTCAGCCGACCGGCTCTGGCCACATTTCGGAGACGACTGATGGAAACCCAGCTGCGCGCCGCTCTGCTCGATCACTTCCGCGCCGACGCGGCACTGATGGAGGCGGTCAATCTGGTCGACGAGGCTGAGGTGGAGCGCGCATCGCCGCCCTGGCTTGCGCTGGTCGCGTCCGCCTCGACCGACTGGAGCACCAAGACGCAGGCCGGGCGCGAGGTGCGCGTGGCGCTCGAACTGCGGCTGCACGGCGAGGATCCGGCGACTGGCGCGGACGTCGCCGCGCTGGTCAATGCCCGCGCCCTGGCGCTGCCTGCGCAGCAGTCCGGCTTCAGCGTGGTCAGCGCCGCCTTCCTGCGCGGGCGCGCCGAACGCCGCCCGCTCAATGCCCGCGCGCACTTGCGCGAATACCGCTTCCGCCTGCTGGAAATCTGATTTTGCTCTTCGAAAGGATCTGCCCATGACCGCCCAGAGAGGCTCCGCCTTCCTCCTCAAGATCGGCGACGGCGCCCAAGAAACCGGAGCGCCGTCCGCCTACGAAACCGTCGCCGGTCTGCGGACCACGCAGCTTTCCATCAATGGCGACAGCGTGGTGGTGACGCACAAAGGTTCGGGCGGCTGGCGCGAACTGCTGTCGGGCGCGGGCACCCGCTCTGTCTCGGTCAGTGCTGGGGGCATTTTCCTTGGCTCCGATGCCGAAGCGCGGGTGCAGTCCCATGCGCTGGCGGGCGCGATCGACGATTACGAGCTGTCGTTCGAAGACGGCGCGCGGCTGCGCGGGCGCTTTCTTGTCCAGCGGCTCGACTATTCGGGCGATTTCAACGGCGAGCGCAATTACACGATCCAGCTCGAAAGCTCGGGCCCGGTTGTCCCGGCATGAGCGCGGCCAATCTCCTGGCCAATCCGATCCGGGGCGAGGCGGCGATCCGCATTGCGGGCGAAACCCATGTGCTGCGTCCCAGCTTCAACGCGCTGGTCGCAGCGGAGGAAGAGCTGGGCCCGCTGTTCGCGCTGGTCGAGCGTGCGGCCAATGGCGAACTGCGGCTGGCCGAGATCGTCGCGCTGTTCTGGCACTGCCTGCAAGCGCGCGAGGGTCTGACACGCGAGGCCGTGGGCGAGGCAATTCTGGCGGGCGGGCTTGCCGCCGCCACAAAGCCGCTGCGCGCGCTGCTCGGCGCGATCCTGCAGGGCCGATGACGCGCGCCTTCTCGCCCGGCGTCCCCCCGCTCGCGGCGCTGGCCGCGCAGGCGCTGGGCTGGACGCCCGAGGCGTTCTGGAACGCCACGCCCGCCGAGCTCGCCGCCGCACTCGGTTCGACCTCGGCCACTGGCGATGGCGTGGACCGGGCCGAGATCGACAGCCTGATGGAGCAATATCCCGATGCCTGACCTTGCAGCAGACCCGGTCGACGAAATGCTGATCGACGTACGCGCCAACACGCGCGGCTTTGCCGAGGATGTCGCACGCATGCGGCAAGACCTTGATGGCGAACTCGTGGCAGGCTTCGCGCGCGCGGGCGACGTGCTCGAACGCAGCCTGCTGACCGCGATCCGGCGGGGCAGCCTCGGCTTCGAGGATCTGCAGGCCTCCGCCAGCAAGGCGATCGACCGCATTGCGAGCCAGGCGCTCAAGCTCGGGATCGGTCAGATCTTCGGGGCGAACAATCCGCTGGGCGGGATCGTGGGGACTCTGCTGGGCGGCGTGCTCGGCCTGCCCGGCCGCGCGACCGGCGGCCCGGTGAGCGCGCAGCGCGGCTATCTGGTCGGCGAGCGCGGACCCGAACTCTTCGTGCCCCCAACGGACGGGCGGGTAGTCCCGCTGGCGGCACATGGCGGCGGCACGCGGCGGGTGGACGTTGCGATCCAGCTGACCGCACCCTCCGGCACCGCCGCGCCGATCGCGCTCGAACGCTCCAGTCGGCAGATCGCCGCTGCGGTGCGCCGGGCGATGGAGAACAGCTGATGGCCTACTGGCTTTGCTCTGCCCGCAACGGGCAGGAGCACGACCATGTCCAGCGCTTCGACCCGCGCTTCTGGACGATCAATTTCCCCCGCCCGATGATGGCGAGCATCGTCACCACCGCGCCCGATGCGCTGCGGGCGACCTGCGAATTTCACCACGAGGGGGAGCTGGCGGGGCTGATCTGGGAGAGCGAAGACACGCTCGACCATCCGCTGCACGGCTACGCCACGAACCGCGACTATGCCCATACCGTGCTCAGCTTCCGCTGGCGCAGCGGCGGGGTCATCGCGCTCGACGCGGTCAATGGCCCGACGCTGACGATAGAGGGGCGCGATGCAAGCGGCTCGCCACGCGCCTGGTACGTCCGGCTGTGGAATTACGCGGAGGGTTCGCCCGAGGAAGCGCTGGTGACGCTGCCGTTTTCGGCGCTGGAAAGCGGCTTCACGCTCCCCGGAGAGTCGGTCCATCCCGCCGACATCGACCGCATGTTCATCTCGCTCGTGCCGCCCGGTTACGTACCGGGCAGCAGCGAGCCTCTGGCCGCCCGCGCCGACGGCTGGGTCGAGCTGAGCAGCATCTCCTGCGACGGCGGGCAGGCGATGCTTGAGATCGGCGAGAGCATGCTGCCCGAGCATGGCGAGCAGATCGCGACCGCCTACGACGACTGCTTCAATCAGACGCCCGCACGGCTGATCCGCCAGATCCGCCAGCTCGGCTATCGCGGTCGGCTGGTCCACTATGTCGGGATGAGCCACTATTTTCGGCTCGAGCTGCTTGGCGAAGGGCACTACGTCAGCCTTGCGGGCGGCGTGCTCAACGATGCCTGTGCCGCGTGGCACCGGGCCTATGCCGAGGAAGCGAAAGCCGCCGGGTTCGAGATCATCTGGTCGCTCTCCTACGAGCTGTTCGACGCGCATTGCTGGAACGACTGGAAGCAGCGCGACGCCGATGGTGCGCTCGCGCAGACCGGGTGGGAGCCGCCTTCGGCCTTGCTCTCGCCTGCGCATGCGGGTGCGATGACCTATCTGCGACAGGTCGGGGCGGCCTTCGTCCAGATCGCGCGAGACGCAGGCATGCCGGTCCGCTTCCAGATCGGGGAGCCGTGGTGGTGGGTGACGCCGGGCAGCTTCGCCCCGTGCCTGTATGACGATGCTGCAAGGGCCGCATTCGGAGGCGATCCGCCGGTGATCGCGGATATGCGTGAGGCACTGGATGCAGAGCAGATCGCGCTGCTCGACCAGGCAGGTGCGCTGCTCGCCGCCTCCACCGCCTCGCTCGCACAGTCGGTGCGCGATGCGGCGCAAGGCGACGCGGAGATCCTGCTGCTCGCCTTCACTCCGACGATCCTCGACGGGCAGATGCCCGAGATCGAGCGTGCCAACCTGCCGACCGGCTGGGCCTGGCCCGCCTTCGACCGCTTGCAGCTGGAAGACTACGACTGGCTGACCGGAGGTGCCGATGCCCGCCGCCGCGCGGCCTACGCGCATGTCGATGCGCGGCTCGGTTACCCGATCGACCGGCAGGACTATTTCGCAGGCTTCGTGCTGAACGCCGAAGATGCGCCCGCCTACTGGGCGCGGATCGATGCCGCGCTCGACGATGCGCGCCTGCGCGGGGTGACACAGCGGTTCGTGTGGGCGCTGCCGCAGGTCGCCCGCGACGGATACACCCGGCTTGCTCCGCCCCAGGCCGACCAGATCGAGGACCACATGCAGAACTTCGACGACGTCTCCTATCCGCTCACGCTCGGCACGGATGCCAGTGCGAGCCCCGAATTCTCCACCTCGGTACTGGTCACCGCCTCGGGCCATGAGCGCCGCACCGCGCACTGGGCCGACGCGCGGCTGCGCTTCGATGTCGGTCCGGGCATCCGCTCGGAAGGCGAACTGGCAACGCTGCTCGCCTTCTTCCGCGCACGCCACGGCCCCGCGCGCGGTTTTCGCGTCGCCGATCCATTCGATTTCTCGTCCACCGGCACCACAGGCGCGCCGACGCCCTTCGACCAGCGCCTTGGGCTCGGCGATGGCGAAACCTCCCGCTTCGCACTGGTCAAACGCTATGGCGAGGGGCCGGAGCCGCAGGTGCGGCGGATCACTCGCCCGCGCAGTGGCACCGTGCGCGTGTCGATTGGCGGTCAGGAGACCGCGGGCTTCACGCTCGATCCGCTCGGGATCGTGGTGCTCGATGACGCTCCGCCGGACGGAGTGGAGGTGTGCGCGGGCTTCCTGTTCGACGTTCCCGTGCGCTTTGCCGAGGATCGGCTGGCGATCAGCGCGGCGGGCTTTGCCGCAGGGCAGGCACCCAGCGTTCCGCTGATCGAGATCAGGGAGGCAGCATGAGCGAGCTATCCGAGACAGACCGGCTCGCCACCCGCGCCTTCTTCTGGCGGATCGAGCGGCGCGACGGAGTAACGCTGGGCTTCACCAGCCACGACCGCGACCTGATGCTGGACGGCGTGCGCCTGCGTGCTGCGCCCGGCATCCGCCCCGCCGCGCTGCGCCTGACCGGCGAGATCGCGGGCGACGATGCACAGATGGATGGCGCGCTCACCCATGATGCGATCTCGTCTGCGGATCTTCAAGCGGGCCGGTTCGATGGCGCAGCGGTGACGATCGGCAGCATCGACTGGCAGAGTGGCAAGGCGTCGGCGCATTACTGGGGCACGATCGGCGAGACAGAGGCTGTCGCCGATGGCTTCTCCGCCCAGCTCCACTCGACCAAGGCCAGCCTCGAGGAAGACCCGCTCCCGCGCACCAGCCCGGGATGCCGCGCAAGCTTCTGCGGGCCCGGCTGCAACCTGTCACCCGCACGCTTCACGGTGGAGCGGCAGGTCGCGACGATCGATGCAGGTGCAAATGCGGTCGGCTTTGCAGAACTGGCGACCACCCTTTTCGTATTCGGAGAGCTGCGCTGGCTGGATGGCCCTGCGGTAGGCCTGCGTCAGACCATTATCGCCGATGACGACGGAATGCTCGTGCTCGACGGCAGCATCCCCGCAGGCGTCTTTGCGGGAACCCGCGCGCAGCTGCGCGAAGGGTGCGACCGGACCATCGCGACCTGCGCCGCCCGGTTCGGCAATGCGGTGAACTTTCGCGGCGAGCCATTCCTGCCGGGCAACGACCTGGTCGCCCGCTATCCCTCGCGCAGCTGATGGATAGGGCAACCCGCATCGCGCGCGCGGCGAGCGATCTGGTCGGCACGCCGTTCCGCCTGCAGGGGCGCGAGCCATCGACCGGGCTGGACTGCATCGGGCTGGTGCTGGCCAGCCTCGCGGCGACGAAGATCACTCTCGCGCTCCCGGCGGATTACCGCCCGCAGCGCCGCCACTTCGCCCTCCCGCATGAGGCACTGGCGGCAGCAGGCCTGATCGCGGTGCGCGGCCCACGGCGGGTGGGCGATCTGCTGCTCCTGCAAACCGCCCCAGCGCAAGTCCACATGGCGGTCGCCGTCGGCGGGCACCGGATCATCCATGCCCACGCCGGGCTTCGCCGGGTCGTCGAAAGCCCGCTGCCCGATCACTGGCGCGTGCTCGCCTGCTGGCGGCACGCCTCCGATACCGATCCGCAAGGAGACACCTTATGGCAACGCTGATCCTGTCCACGGTCGGCACCGCGCTCGGCGGGCCGATCGGCGGTGCGATCGGGGCGGTGCTTGGCCGCGTCGTCGATAGCGCGGTGATCGGCACGCCGACCCGCGAAGGCCCGCGCCTGACCGAACTGGCGGTCTCCACCTCCAGCTATGGCCAGCCGGTACCGCGCGTGTTCGGCACGATGCGGGTACCCGGCGCGATCATCTGGGCGACCGAACTTGTCGAAAGCAGCGAGACGAGCGGCGGCAAGGGACAGCCCAAGGCCACCAGCTACAGCTACGCGATCTCCTTCGCAGTCGCGCTGTCGAGCCGCCCGGTCGCCGCAATCGGACGGATCTGGGCGGACGGCGCACTGCTGCGCGGGAGCGCGGGCGACCTGAAGGTCGGTGGCGTCATGCGGCTGCACAAGGGTACCGGCGACGACGAAGTCGATCCGCTGATCGCCGCCGACAAGGGCGTGCAGGCCTGCGCCTTTCGCGGCCTCGCCTACGCGGTGTTCGAGGATCTGGAGCTCGCCAGCTTCGGCAATCGCATCCCCGCACTCAGTTTCGAGGTGAGCGCACCCGACGACACGCTCGACGCGAGCGACCTGCTCGATCGCGTGCGACTGGCGCCGGGCGCGGGCGTGCCGCTGACAGGACTGCGGGGCTTCGTCGATCAGGGCGGCTCGCGTGCGGACCTGCTCGCCCGTGTCGCACAGGTCTTCCCGCTGACGCTTTGCGCGACCGCCGAGGGCCTCTTGCTGTCGCCGGTAGAAGCGGGCGAGCCGATCGCCCTGCCGCCGCCGGTGGCCGGTCGCCTGGATGGGGAAGATCGCGCCGAGCCGCGCCTGCGCCGCCGCACATCCACTCGCGATGTCCCTAGCGGGCTGCGCTACTACGATCCCGCGCGCGACTACCAGCCCTCGCTCCAGCGCGCGCCCGGCAACGGCGGGGCGAGCGAGCAGATCGAGTTTCCGGGGGCCTTTGCCGCGCACGACGCGCAGGCGCGAATCGCCACGCTGCGCCGCCGCGCACTTACCGCGCGCGACACCCTCCAATGGCGGCTTGCCGAGCCTGCGGAGGGAATCGCGCCGGGAGCAGCCGTGACACGCACGGACCAAGACGATGTCTGGCGCGTGACCAGCTGGGAATGGCACGCCGACGGGATCGACCTGGGGCTGGAGCGGATCGCCCGGATCGGCGAGGGACGCTCGGTCGCCGACCCCGGCTCTGGCCCTGCCCCGCGCGATGAGGTGCCGGGCGAGCTTGTGCTGCGCTATGTCGAGCTTCCATGGGACGGATCGGGCGACCCGGCCACGCCGCAGCGATACGCCGCGCTCAGCATGGCAGGCACACGCAGCGCGATCGCGTTATCCGCCCTTGATGGCGAGTCGCTGCTGCCACCCGGCGCGGCAGCGCGTGGCGATACGGTGCAGGGTGCCAGTCTTGCGCCGCTCGCCCCCTCCCACAGCCTGCTGTTCGAGCCGGATGCGACGCTGGAGATCGCGCTCGTCTCGGCCGGCATGCAGCTGCAATCGGTCGACATGCCCGCGCTGCTGGGCGGAGCCAACCGCCTGCTGCTGGGCGAGGAGGTACTCCAGTTCCACCATGCGGAACCGCTTGGTGAAGCGCGCTGGCGCCTGACCGGCTTGCTGCGCGGGCGTGGCGGGACCGAACATCACGCCGCTGCGGGCCACCCGGCGGGTGCTGCCGCGATCCTGATCGACCAGCGGCTGGTTGCGCTCCCGGGCGAAGATCATGTGGAGATCGCGGCCCTCCCCGGTGTCGGCACGACCGGCCCGGTCTACGCCGCGCTTGTCTCTACCGGCATCACGCAGCGCCCGCTCACCCCCGTCCACCCGCACACCGCCCTGACCGGAGCCGGAGATTCGGTGTGGAGCTGGGTGCGCCGGGCGCGCGGGGGCTGGCGCTGGCAGGGCGGGGTGGACGTTCCTCTGGTGGAGGAGCGGGAAGCCTATCGGATCGGCCTCGGCCCGCTCGAAGCGCCGCATGCTCTGTGGGAGGTGGCCGAGCCTCGCTTCTCGCTTTCGCAAACGCAATGGGCGGATCTGCGCGCGCGCCACCCGGATGCACTGCTGTGGGTCCGCCAGATCGGCAGCCATGGCCTGTCGCACCCTGTCCGTCTGCCCTCAGACCCATCCTAGGAGAGAGACCAATGTCCACGCCGCTGGAGTTCCACGCGCGATCGCCGCGCCACGATCTGCCCTACCTGTTCATCGCGCAGGCGCAGAAGGAAGCGACCGTGAACGAGGCACTGGCGCGGATCGATGTGCTGTTGCGCCCCGTGGTCGAGGGCGAAACCGATGCTCCTCCCGCGGTGCCCATGGAGGGGGTCGGCTGGATCGTGGGTGCGGGAGCTCAGGGCGAATGGGCCGGACGCGAGGGCGCGCTCGCCTTCCATGTCGCGGGCAGCTGGATACTAGCGCGTCCTGCCGAAGGTACGATGGTGTTCGACCGCTCTCTGGACTGCTTGCGCCACTGGCGCGACGGCTGGCAGACAATGGCCTTACCAGTAATCCCCACTGACGGTGCGACGATCGACACAGAAGCGCGCGCCGCGATCGACGGGCTGATCGCACAACTGCGTGCCTTCGGCCTGGGGATTTGAGCACGCCGCCGGGAACCGGCGCTCCGGCGGAGCGTTTGCGGGCCGGGAGGAACAGGGATCAGTCCCGGCTTCCATCAATAGACGCTCTCGCTGATGAGGCAATCTTGCAACAGTGTCTTCGCTTTACGGAAACGAAGGCCTGTCTGCTTGCCTCGGAACTGGGGAAAAGTTAAGTGGGGCCTCCTGGTGGCTCCCAATCACTACAAAGGGGAATTACAGTAATGCGCAATATCGTCATCGGAATGGCGATGGCTTCGACGATGCTCGCATCGCCCGCACTTGCACGTGACAGCCAATGGTACGTGCAGGTCGAAGGCGGTCCGATGCTGGTCGAAGACCTCGACTTCGACGTCAATGGCGTCGAAGACCAGCTCACCCAAGATTACGACGCCGGCTACGATTTCGGCGGCCTTGTTGGTTACGACTTCGGCCCCGTCCGGATCGAAGCCGAAGCAAGCTTCCGTGAAGCCGACGCCGACCAGCTCATCGTTGGCACGCTGGGCTTCCCGGCCGGTGCCGGTACGCGTCTCGCACCCGCAGGCCAGTTCCCGGCGAACGGCTATGCCAACTCGCTGAGCTTCATGGTCAACGGCCTGGCCGACTTCGGCCCCGACGACGGCCTGCAGGGCTTCGTCGGCGGTGGTGTCGGCGTTGCCCGCACCAAGGTCCAGACGACCATCAACACCAACGGCGCGCCGGGTCTCGACGATTCGGACACCGGTTTTGCATGGCAGATCCTCGCGGGCGTTCGCGCTCCGGTGACCGATCGCATCGATGTCGGCCTGAAGTATCGCTTCTTCAACGCCCAGAACATCGAGATGGTCGATCGCCTCGGGGACGTGCTTGAAGGCCGCCTGCGCTCGCACTCGCTGATGGGCACGGTGACCTACAACTTCGGCGCACCGCCGGCACCGCCGCCGCCGCCGCCGCCGCCGCCGAAG